CTCATACTTAGTTCCAGCGGTAGTTGCAAAGAGAAGGTTTGCCTATGGACAGGCAACAGAATTTCCAGAGAATGCAAATACTGCATATGGAGGAACATCGGTTCTGATAGACTACTCTTTTGCTGATTACACAAGTAACTATAGCTATCCAGATATTGGTCGTTGGAGCCAGGGGCAGGTTGAAAACCTAACAATATCAGACGATGCCTTGTCTGTACCAGATTACAAGTTGCCACAGATAAAATTTAAAAATAACTTTACAACTAATCAGTGGTATGAAGATCTTTATGAAGAAAACACTAGCCCCATAACTCCATTCATTAGCTTTACTGGAGAAGATGGCCACCTCTTGTTTGAAAACATGAATATAATTCAACAAGAGCTTAGGGGATTATTCGGAGTATTTCAAAAAGTTGGAACTGGACTAACTAAGCAAATGCTGCTAAAGATACAAGATAAGACTAATTCAAACAACCTAGAGATATATATAGAAAACAATAATCTGGTGTATAAGCTTAATTTTGGAGGAACTTCAACAACTCTATACTCTGAAGAAATGCTATTTCCGCTAAACCCATTCTGCATAGGTTTTGAAATTGAAAAGCTATCTGACTATTTTGGAGAACAAGTCTCTTCGTTTTTGGGAAATAGAAGCAGGCTTGCTTTGCTTATAGGTGGAGACAGCGATTTTAGCAAAACTTTCTTGGGGAAAATATATTCTGTTGGTTTTTGTAATCAAAGAAATATTGAAAAGATATCAGAACTTTTTGATGAAAAGGGCCTTTTGACCTACTTTAATCCAGAAAATTACTTTGACGATCATTCACAAGACCTAGTTTTTGATGCAGGAAATACTGTTTTTGATAACGAACCAGAATATGAAACAACTCTTTTTGGCGGCGATGCAGATTCTTTCGAATCTATTGCTAGGCTTAACTTTGCAACAATATCAACCTTTATAGCTAGTTACACGCTTATTCCAAAAATAAACTTTAGCTCAATTTCTTTGGACATTGCTATAGATGGATACTGGGAAGACTATCAAACTCTAACCTATTTTGCACAGTATGTGTCAGATTCTTTTGGCAAGAAATATTATGACGTAGACTTTATTCAGTTTAATATTGATTATCCAGCTCTAGAAAACTTTACTGGAAACAGCTATAACACTTCAAGCAACCTTCTTAAATCTTATATTTCTTTTCAGTATTTAAAGAGCAACTCGTCTGCAAAAAACTCATACTTCACAAATGTCGCAGCCCCAAAAAACAACGTCGTTTCTCCAGGGTCAGAATGGATCACAACAAAATACGAAGTTGTGGATGGAACCATAATCTATCCCCCAAGAGGTATTCGTTTGTCAGATGTTTCTATTGTTACGCACCTAGAGTGGAAGATACCAGGAATTATCACTAACCCACTTGTAGTTAAAAAGCTACAGTATGCCTCTCAAGCCTTTAACGAAAGAACGTCGAATCCTGTTGGAACTAGATTTGGAACTCCTGTATTTCCCTATCTTAAATACGGATCGTACTTTGACTACAAGAGCAAGAATCCATATAGAATCTATAAAGGGAGCACACCCTACTTATACCTGACAAAAAACAGTGGTTTGGAAAAAGTCGGAGACTACAGTGCATTAGTTAATCGTGGATTCTCAATGCCAGTTAATCAAAACTTAGCTCAAAGCTATAGGGTTATAGCCCTACAGCTTTTCCTTCGATACGGCAGAGATAGGTTTCCATCAGATCCAGAACAGATTTTTGAAATAGAAAGCAAAGATAATTACATAAAGTTTTTTATTGTTGCTAACGACGCTTCTGGCACTAGGGCCAGGATCTACGGACTTAATGCAAAAACTGGTAATTTTGAAAATGGAATTGCCTTTTACTGGAACGGTAAGGTTGTTAGAGAACCTGTCATAACCCTAAGTGACTGGGGAGTATTAGGAATATCCTTCCCTAATACCCTAAACTTTGACTCCTATGCTGGTGGATTTAGAGTAACTGGTTCAGTTTTGGTAAACAGTATTTCTCAGTATCAGTCAACAAGTTTGCAAGAAATTCAAAGACAAACGCTAAGATCTTGGTTCTTGGCAGACTTTGTTAGCGTAACTTCTGAAGATCGATATGACTGGGACTTCTGGAACCAAGATTATAGCTGGAATGGGGTTTTGGTCATCTCTACCTCAACCGTGACTGGCGTAAACCCATCAGACATTTATAAGGTTTATACTGGAACAAATAAACTAATTGTTGATGACGAGATCCCTTTAAGGTTTAATGGCTATGAGTATAATGCCTATCAGGGAGTAACCTGGCAAACCCGCATCCTTCCTGCTGTATAGTATGGTATACTAGTGGTCATGGAAGACAAATTTGCAGAAGCAATTGGTAAAGCAAAAGTAACTCTTGTAGAGCAAACGGGATACGCATGGGGCGTATATGTTTGGAAAAAAGCTAACGGCAAGTGGTTTACTGATGGAGATGGCAATATTTTAAACGTGCCAGCTAACAAAGGCGACGAAAACCAGATTGCAAAGCTAAAGCAAGCAGCTGCTTATTATGGAGAGCCAAATGGAACTCACGTGTTTTTTCCAGGAACAGCAAGAATTACCGATGAAGAGTATAGTGAGCAGGTAGACCGCATGAAGCAGGGCCTAATCCCATCTCTAAACGATATTGGTGCCGTTATGGCAGCCAAAAAGACCCTAGAACTTTATGGAGATGAGTAATAATGTCGGATGAATATCAGTATCCAATCCAGGCCTTTGCCCCAGAGCCTGAGCAAGAGGAAGACCTCTTTAAGAAGCAGGACCCATTTAGCAAAAAGTGGGAAGACCTAAAGGGCTTATCTGGCCTAGAAAAGAATTTTAAAAGACGCTCTGACCGTATCGTAAAGGCATATGACAGCCTTGCTTTTACTGGAGTAGACACAACTAGACAGGGATACCAAGATAGTGCACTAGCTACAAGCACTGGACAAAATGGGGCAGGATCCAAGGAGATCAATCCTGGATCAGTATTCCACAATGGCTACGGAATGTTTGATGTAATTACACCTCCATGGAATCTATACGAACTAGCAAACTACTACGACACATCTTTTGCTAACCACGCAGCTATTGACGCAAAGGTTGAAAACATTGTTGGCCTAGGTTATGACTTCCATGTTTCAAAAAGAACCATGATGCAGCTTGAAGCTTCTACTAGCGAGACTGCAACAGACAAGGCTAGAAAGCGTATCGAAAGAGCAAAAGTTGAGATGCGTGAATGGCTTGAGACTCTAAACAGCGACGACTCTTTTTCACACACAATGATGAAGTTTTACACAGACGTTCAGGCAACTGGAAACGGTTATCTAGAAGTCGGAAGAACTGTGACTGGTGAGATTGGCTACCTTGGTCACATTCCATCTACAACTATGAGAGTTCGAAGACTACGTGATGGCTATGTTCAGATTATTGGTCAGAAGGTTGTTTACTTTAAGAATTTTGGGGCAAAGAATCAAAATCCAATCACAGCTGACCCAAGACCAAACGAGATTATTCACTACAAGGAATACTCTCCGCTAAACACTTTCTATGGGGTTCCAGACATCATGTCTGCAATCTCAGCTTTGCACGGAGATCAGCTAGCTTCTCAATACAATATTGACTACTTTGGAAACAAGGGTGTTCCTAGGTATATTGTAACTCTAAAGGGTGCAAAGCTATCCTCTGATGCAGAAGATAAAATGTTTAGATTCCTTCAGACCAGCCTAAAGGGGCAGTCTCACAGAACCCTCTATATTCCTCTGCCAGCAGATACAGATACCAATAAGGTAGAGTTTAAGATGGAGCCAATCGAGGCTGGAGTGCAAGAGGCATCCTTTAACGACTACAGGCTTAGGAACAGGGACGATATTCTTGTTGCACACCAAGTTCCTCTCTCAAAGATTGGTGGTGGCGATGCTTCAAACATTGCTGCAGCTCTAGCTCAAGACCGTACATTTAAAGAGCAGGTAGCAAGACCAGCTCA